TCATATTTCCGTATCGTTTGAGCGTGAACAAATGTTTTCTTCTACACTATTGACAAATAGTTTCATAACCTCGTCCTGTGCGGTCGTTAAGGCATTAAAACAGGCGTTATTTATCTTGTCCACGTTTACATCGTCATATATTTTCGCCGTGGTATCCGATAACTCGCCGAATATATCGGCCAATTTGATATAGATAGCCAGATAACCGGCTGTCGCGGGACTTAGTTTAGCCATCTTGAGTGCTTCGATAGTCATAGTCGTATAGTTTTTAGTTAGTTCAACATTAATTGCAAAGCTTCGGATATATCGGGATACTCTTTGCCTTCGGCGTCCCATACCGCCGGAACCAGCACGAGGTCTTGCCTCTCGTCGTTGCACATCTTCGCCTCGTAGTTGATGAAGGCTATATATCCCTTGTGGGTAATCTCAAATCCCCTGCTGAGGCCCTCGCAATGGAAGGTAATGTAATCGGCCGCTTTGCGGGCTATTGTCCGGATGTCGGCCGGGGTTAATGCTGTGGTCATGGTATTAACTTAGTTTGCTGGTTTTGCACTGGTATTGATTGATTGATTGTGCGCCTGCCGGCCAAAATATCACGGCATTCTATAAGCTCTTTTGTTAGTTCAACTATTCGCTGGTGTGCCTTGATAAGGCGATCACCCTGTTCGATGTAATCGCGTACACCTTTCCAATACTCCGCCCGCCAATCTATCTCCGGGGAACTCGTCGTGTTTACGTTCTCTTTCATAATTTTATCGTGACTTTGGTTGAATCTCGCTATTTTTTAGTCGCCGTAGTACGTTCTGCTGTTGCCGTAATAGTCCGCGGGCACTATCAACAGCTCGGGGCGGTACTCCGTGGCCTTCGGCTGCTCCGTCGGGCGGTTCTCGATCTTCGCCGTCATGATCGCCAACTTCTCATTGCGCCAAGCCTTCTTGAGGCAGGCCGAGAACGACATCGAGGTGTTGGCACGTTTCAGATACCAGGCGTTTTTCATGATCTTCGATTTGTTGTAGGTTGCTTTCATGGCGGTTATATCAGTTATGTTATTTTTATAGTGCAAATATAACATATAGGATATATATAAGCAAGTTTTTGAGCAATTAATTTCAAAATATTTTAACACATATATTATAATTTGGGCTGCTTATTTGCATAAGTGTTATTAATAGCCTATATTTGTGACATAATTTAAATGTTATGAGGATAAAGGAAATATTAGCAGAAAAAGGAATGACAATGGCTGATTTGGCTGAAAAAGCTAAAATGCAACAGCCTGCAATAAGTAGGGCTATGACGGGAAATCCTACTGTAGAAACCTTAGAGCGCATTGCCTCTGCTCTTGAAGTGAATATTACTGAGCTATTCGCACCTAAGTCCAACACGATAATTTGCCCAAAATGTGGGACGGTGCTGGAGGTAAAAGAGAGGGAGTAGGAAGTATTATAAACATATAAATATAAAGACGAGGAGTGGTAAAAGCCATTTCTCGCCTTTTTCTTGCTTTAATTCATTTTTTATTGTATTAAAATTTGGTGGGGGGGGGAATTTTGTAATTTTGCGGGACTAACCAATACAATTAGAAATATGAAAAAGTTTTTACTCTTGTGTGTGGCTATTGCCTCGGTTGCTTTTGTAGGGTGTTCGGATGATGACGAGCCCAATTTCAAATATGGCGACGCCATATACGGAACGTGGGATATTACCCATCTAAAGCAGAAGGATGGTAGCTGGCTGGATATTACATCGTCTATATTCGATCAGTTCCATGCATCAGCTACATTTAATTCAGATGGTACCTATTATGGAAGTGGGTATTTCGGCAATGGGAGCGGAACTTATAAGGCTAAAGGAACGACGATTATTTGTTATATAGAAAACACTGAATATGCGCGATACAATATTCATAGTCTATCGGATAATGTCGCAGAGATGACAATGACGATGGACGGCGATAGCGTTGAAATTAAATGCAAGAAAAGATGAAATAAACTTTCTTTTGAATAATAGAGCCGAGGCAAATGCCTCGGTTTTTATTTCTCCCACTTCGTTAGTGCAGATACAATAACAGTACGCTTTTTGCAGTTTATTAATAAAAAAGTATATTTGCATAGAAAAGATGTTTATTATGAAAAGCCTTTTGATTATATTTATAGACAGCGTTTTGCATTTCTTTTCGTTGGAATCCAATCCGATAGAGAGGTGCCGCAAACAACGTCAGGCAAAAACTGACCTTGAGAATATGACGCAGGATTGGTATAATGTGGGCAACGACATCCGGAGAGCATATGAAAAATATAAGTCCTGCTGACAACGTTCAGCACGTTCAGTTGCAGCATCATTATTCAGGGCCTCTTCCGCACCCCGAAACGTTGGCCAAATACGATCAGATTGTTCCGGGAGCTGCGGAGCGCATTATAACGATGGCTGAAAAAGAAATGGTGCATCGACACGATACAGAAAATGCAATGACCAAGAATGCCATTCGTACGACTTATTTAGGTATCACATTTGCTTTCTTATCGGTATTGGTTCTCTCCGGGTCAGTACTTTATGCCTTGTATAAGGGATTCGATACGGTTGCAGGATCTATTGCAGTGGGATCTATTGCTGCAGTTGCTGGTGTCTTCATATTTTTCAAATCAAAACAAAATAGATAATAGGTATCAATTTTTTACAGCCGAGGTATCTTCCTCGGTTTTTTTATTTGTCCAGCATCGCTATTGTCTGTTCGATTGTCAAATGGTAAAATATTTCTACTTTCATTTGCGGGTCTAAATTTTTGGACTTATATTTGCAGTAGATAAAAACGGAATAAAGATGCCTACAATTTTAAACCTTTTTGGATTGCGATTTTATTTCTACTCTGACGAACATTTGCCAATACATGTTCATATCGAGTACGGCGACAACGACGCAAAGGTAGAAATCGCTACACGAGAAATAAAGTACAACCGGGGGATAAAAGCGAACGATATGCGCCGCGCGCTCGAAGTGATCGAGTTGTATGAGGCGGAGATCATCGCCAAGTGGCACGAGTATTTCGGAGAAGAGGAATAAACTGCAAAGTACAAAACATTATGATTATGGCGAAGATTACAAAAGTTTGGTTCGAGGGTGGCCGAATATACATAGCCACTAATGACGGCAAAACATACAGCCGCCCGCTGGAGTATTTCCCCATACTCAAAGAAGCTACCGACGACCAGCGCGAGGCGTGGAAAATAAACAAGTTTGGGGATGCCATCCGCTGGGAGGAGATCGACGAAGATATACACCTGTCGAGTTTCTACGCCACGGATGAACCGGACACAAATAATGTGATAGGGGATGTGTTCCGTCGGTTCCCGCAGTTGAATGTGTCGGAGATTGCCCGCACGATAGGTATTCACAAAAGTTTGTTGTCGAAATATATTTACGGCACCAAAAAACCATCTGAGAAACGCACGGAGGAAATATTAGATGCCTTGCGGCAGATAGGCCGTGATTTGGCGCAAATACGCGCATAACGTGCGACAAAGGAGAGGCAACATAAATTAAAACATGAGGTGAGGGGTGGTGAAAATCACTCCTCGCTTTTTTGGATATTCCAATTTGAAATTGTAAATTTGGGTTACTAACCCAATAATATTTTTATTGATATGAAAAGAATACCTATTCTATTTGTATTTGTTGCTGCAATGTCGCTTTTTAGTTGCAGCAAAGGCGACGATTCTACCCCTAAATTAGAACTAAAAGAAACAAATTATAATCTAATTGTTAATGAAGAGGTGCAATTAGAATTGGTGAATACTGATATTGATATTTCGGATTGCGATATTAAATCCGAAGACGACTTCGTAGTACAAAGCTATGGACGCAGGGTATCTGCGCTTCATGTTGGAACGACTCAATTAACAATTAATTATAAGGGAGCATCCACATCTTGTACTGTAAATGTTGAGTCTGTAAATAATTATGTAATAGATCCGTATCTGAATTTTGAACAAGCTACAAATATAAATGATATTTCCAGCTATCACAAAGAAGAGCCAATTAGTATGGATACATCTAATATAGATAGCGATGTTTCATTAATTAAGTATCAACCAGGGAATGGAATTTATTATATTACCTACGCATACTCACGTACTCTAAAACGCATATTGGCGGTAACAGAAGAGATTGGTACTTATACGAATAAAATGATAGAAATAAACAGTTCATTAATGGACCGATGCAAACTTTTAAGTACGGGTGGGGATATCTGGTATGTTCGACCAAACAAATATTATGTCCGAGTTACTCAAGGAAGAACTTCGTATTTAATTAAGTATGCAGCCAGTCAAAGTGATGTAGAAAAGAGTTGGTAAAATATTTAAGGGGATGCTTGCAATATTGTTAGCAACCCCTTAAATTTTACAATACAACGACAGTTCCATCCTTATTTACCGAATACTCCCCGCTGATATTTACGATATTCAGCACGGCATAGTCTTTTGCATTGATCTGGGCTCGTGCGCCGTGCATCAATATGATTGTATGTGTGAATTTAGCCCCGGAAGCCTCGATAGTGGCCTTCGTATCACCGACCAGGCATACATATTCTTTGCCCTTTAGCGTGATGTCGCCAGCGTCGACATATACTTCCAATCCTTGAAGATTGCTTCGGTTTTCCCTGAATACTTTGACCGAGGGGAAGTTGTGGTCTTGGCAGAACTCGATCCCTTGTGGGGTAAACATCAGTTTGATTAGCTCGGGGAAGTCTTGGACGCGGTTTATCTTTTTACAAGCGCCCGTTTGTAGTGCCATCGCCCGTATGGCATCTACACTCTTATTGTGTTGGGTTGTCATATATTTTCTGTTTCTGCGACCCTGTTTGCTGGGTTGGGTTCATTGAATTTTACTGTCAGTTGTGAGGTGGTAAGGTCTGCGGACATCATGTAGCTGCCTGAATTGCCCATGTAGGTCAAATGGTAAATATCCGCAGATATTGAAGGGACGCTGATGTCCATTTTGCCTCTTTTTAGTAGTTCTATAAAACTGTTGTAGTTCGCCGTGTGCTCTGCGAGCGTGTCACCGAAGATCACGAATGTTAGCGTCAGATCGCGGGCGGCAACTTTCGGTTCTTCGGGGTAAATTACCTGCTTGCCATTCTTTTTGGGGTCATCATTCTCTACAAAATCTTTGAGGCTTGCCGGCGTTCTCAGACTTGCAATGAAACCCGATCCCATTGCGATACCCATTGCATAGGCATCGTAGCCGTTTATGAGTAAATCCCTTTTCATTTTCTTTCGTTTAATGCTTTGACTAAATAAGATTGTGCGGTGTCCAGGACATCGTAGCCTTTTGAGCTGACGAAAGAAGCGTAAAACATGCCATCGGCAAATACAATGCTGGTTCCCGACTTGTTGACTTCATCGAGCCACTTTTTGATCGCTTCGGCAGCTTCATCACCGTAATTCATTCCGCTTATGTACCGCCGCTTCTCCTTGCCGTCGTAGGTTACAACATATCCGAGGGAACTGCGAAGATTCCATGTATGGTTCCGATAATTGGCTTCGACCTGTTGGAGTTTTACGGCCTCTCGCGCCTTCTCATCCATGAAATCCACGACCTCACCTTGAATGCCGTCGATGAACTTGCTTAGGTCTGATATGTCTTTTTTTATTCTCATTAATATTTAAGACATTATATGTTTTCCGTGTTTTTCTTTATGCTGTTTATTCCCTCTTCAATGCGTACCAGTGTTTTATCTATATTTTTGGTACTTCCGTTTATTTCCCTAACCTCTAAAAGGGTTTCCACGTCAATACGCAAACTTTCGTAATAAGCGGCTGACAATTCGTCGATTCTCGAATCCATATTCAGACAATTGTGTATTGATTCTATAATTCCTTCGACCGAATCGCGCATTTGAAGTTGTGACATGACAGCGTTTCGGATGTCGGTTACTTTGCCTTGAATGTCGGTGAAACGACCGTTTAATTCATCGCCCGTATCTTGCGACATCGTTTGAAAGCCTCTTTCCGTGGCTTCCTGACGAGCTGCGCCAGCATTCCCAAGTAATTCCTTTGTTTCAGCGGGAAGGCTGTCCCAAATAGCTTGAAATTCCTCACCAACTTTGTTGAGATCGTCAGCAAAGTTTCCCATGGAATCAATCACACCGTCAATCCCGACAAAAACTCCATCCTTGAACCATTTGGATTTATACTGGTCAAAAATATCTCCGATACGTTCTTCAACAAATTTGCTGACTAACATTTGTTTCATGATGTCAGCAACAATTTCGTCTACCTTTTCACCCCAGGCCTTAGCGGCGTCCTCACCTTCTAAAAACGCTTCTATGAAGGCATCGCCAAGCTCTTTTGCAATATCTTCTGCCGTGCCGCCGATAATAGTTTCTACAACCTCATTTATTACTTCAGCAGCTTCTTCTCCAAGTTCTTGAATTTGACGTTCCCATTCTTTTATCTTTGATTTGTCCGTTTTTTTCTTGTCGTTCTCTGCATTAATCTGCTTTTGAAGCAACAACTGCTGTTCTGCAAGATTGTTAAGTTTATCTCGGGTATCACTAAACTTATTTTCCCCCAGAAGATTGCTGTCTGTATATTTAAGGTTTGAATAGGCATCTGCTATACTTTTGATTGCCTTTTCTTCTATTTTAGCCGCGTTGATTCGCTTAACGATGGCTTCCCCGAAGGGGCTTAGTTTTCCGTATGCGCTCAATATCGCTTTCGTCGCATCATTATAAGCGTCTTTTACCTTCTGAATAGCATTAAAAGAATTTTCTTGGAGCCGAATTGCATTGGCATTATCCAATTCCCATTGCAGTTGCTCAATTCTACCTTGCAGTCGGTCTATTTCCGCTTGTTTTTCATCATCATTATTAAATAGGCTGGCTATTTTAGTTGCTATTGTCAATACCGCTTGAATGATAGCAAGAATAACGGATGCTCGCTCAACAGCTTTGATCGCACTGGTGGCGGTTGTTGATGTCGTTGTAATAGCTGCCGCCGACGATTCAGTAAGAGTGACAATGCTGCTAATCATACTGGCTGCATTAGTTGCAATTTCGCCCGCCGCACTAATGACTTCGCCAGTAGTGCCCCCAACGGCATCACCAATACCCTCGAATCCATCTGCAATATCACCGAGTGTCCTCTCTAATCGCTGCCATTTCTTGATCGCATTATCTTTGGGGGCTAATTTTGTACTCGAAGCAGCTTTATCTACTGCATTAATTTTTGCTTGCGTCTGATTGATCTCACCGCGCAATTTCTGTCCTTGGGCACTATCTGATGAATCGAGGGCATTATATTCGGATTCCAGTGCTTGTAGCGATGCCTCCAGCTCTGCTTTCAGGGCGGATAATTCATCCATGGTCTTGCCTGTCAATTCTCGTACCCATTGCCCGGCTTGTACTTCAATTTCTGCTACTGCTGCATCTCGCTCGGCTTCAAGTGCCTTCCGCTCTCCAATGCTGCCAGCCTTTTCGATTTTACGGTCGTAAATGTCTTTTGTAGCTTGTAGTTTTTCCCGGAAGGTTCCATATTTTTGCAGATATTCATCCCAATATTGTATATTCTTATTGATTGTAGATGCCAACCCTTCAGGGCTTATCGAAATAGAAGAAACGCTTGCCCGTTCTTCAGTGCGCTGGGCATTATTGGCATCGTTCAATGCTTTTATTTGGGCTTGCTGCCCCTTGGTCAATTCCCCACTTTGCAACTCCCTGATGCGCTCCTCTGCCTCCTGTATGGCACGGGCGCGTTTCTGGTAGTCAAGGTCTATTTGCGCAAGTTTCTTGGCCGTGCCCTCCTTCATGGAATCTACTTCGGCCTGCAACGCATCATCCCGGAGTTTTTGCAATTGCTTGGTGAGCTCCTTTAGATTGCGCTCTTGATCGGATGCGGCTTTTTTTGCTGCGTTTTCGGCCTCTTGGCGGGCTTTTTCCGCCTTTGCATTAAGTTCATCCGGCGTTAAGGCGGTGTACAGCTTTTCTGCTGCGGGGGACAATTTTTCGATGCCGGCATTTATCGCCGCAATAAATGCATCGACATCACCTTCATAGCCTTCGTTTATACGCTTCCAAAGGTCATCACCATCTTTACTGAGATTTGATAATTCGTTAATAAAATCATCCCTAAACCTCCTTAAATTTGCTTTCGCCCTTTCAAAACTTGCAGATTCAGAGGTGAGAGAAAATGTTATTGGGCCCTTCCCTTTGCTGGCTTCTTGTGCTGCAGCATATGCTACTCTGTATTCTTTTAAAGCAAGAGAATAGTTGGTATAGGCATCCCCTGTTTTTTCAATAAGTTTTAAACTCTTTGCGTCCTCTGTAATAAGTTCTTGGGCGGCTTTCGCCTCTGCGACCTCGATAATTGCGTCGCGCAGGTTTTCATAAGCACCGACAGCATTCCCGACCATAACCTGTTCCGCAGCCATATTGCCGAAGTAAGCGGGGTATATGTCTTGCAGTTTTTTGACCGCTTCGGCTCTTTCTTCATAGGGCTTGGAAAGGTCTGTCGCAGCCCTATACAGCAGGTTCAATTTGGTTAATTCGGATTGAGCCGACACCGAACCTTGAGCCATAGCGGAATTAAAGCGTTCGAGTGCAGCGGCAGAGGCGTCTATCGTCGTTTTACCTTTGAACAGCGACGCTACCCAGTTGGTTATCTCCTTGCCGTAAAGGGTAAGCACGGTTACGCCGGCCACAAGCAGGGTTTGCCAGGAGAAGATCGACGATGCTATCTGTTTCCATACGGGCGTGAAGGTTTGCCCGGCTTTCTTCAATTCATCAACCGATTTCTTCGCCCGTGCTATTTCATCGGCCAGCATCGGCAGGTTGTTGGATATGGCGGCAAAGAATATTTGCGGGCCATATGCCAGCGATGGCAACTCGCGGGCAACTTGCTGAATCTGGAATCCCAGCATATTGAATCCCGAGGCATAATTACCTACATTGCGAGTATGGACGCCCATTGATGCATCCAGTTCTTTGATCTTCGTGTCGAGCGATTCGATGTTTTTAAGCATCGTTTGCCCTTGCGCCCCCTCACGATCCGCGGCGCTCATATTTTTATACACCGCACGCATACGGGTAAGCGCCTGGGACATTTCGTTGATTGAGCCGATGGCGGTCTGCTCCAATTTGATTTGGTTGGCAAGCTCCCGCCTCAATTGGGATATTTCCTGCTTGTATTCCTCGATAGATACGGCAGCGTCCAATACTTGCGCCCTTTTCTTTGCAGACAATTGCCCGTTCTGCTGCTCTTCCTTATTGAGCGCGGTTACATCCGCTTTTAATCGTGCGATCTCATTTGAATACAGTCTAATTTGGGCTATTGCCTTTGTTTTTTCGTCGTTAGCGGCTTTTAGCTCACTAAGCAGGTCATGATATGCCGTAGTTTCGGCCTGGGTAGCCGCTGTTCCTGCCGTAGAACCGCCGCCAGCAGTTCCGGTCGTGGCCGATGCGGCAGCCTTGGACGCCGCATCCATTGCCTGCTGCTCCATCTGGGCGATCTTGCGCATTGCCTGTTCGACGCGAGCCTCCATATCGGCAATATGGCGATTTATGACTTTAAACCCGTCTGAGTTAGACGGAAATTTCTCCAACAACTGATATAACAGTTTCAGCGATTTGATAAAATTATTTAACTTTGCGGTGTCCGCATTTATTTTGAATGATAATGCACTCATTGCTACTCATTAAAAAATTCATTAATTTGCTATTCTAAGGGAACTCCGTAGTTGCAAGTTTGGATTACCCGCGTTACGGTAAAAACCATAACGCGGGTTGTTTATTTTAGGGTTCTTTGGCTATCGTTTCGGCTAAACCGAGCATAATAGCGGTTGTTTGCGATATGTCCTCAATAGGAAGCATCGCCAGGGTTTTATTGTATGCATCGAACAGCTCGGGCAATGATGCCCGCCGCATTATCCGACGACGCAAAAACCATATTCTGATCCCGGCGAATACATTGCGGCTGCCAACGATAGCCAGAGCGACACTATGCGCCATCGCTGCTATGCATGCTTCGCTCTTATCCGGCTCTTTATTAATATGCCGGGCTGTCATGATCTCCGCTGTGGTCTGAGGGGTCATCCTGTATATCGTGTAGCCTCTCCGGGCAATACGGATGCTGATAAAATCCCTTTTCCTGTCATCAGCGGGTAACATATCTGCAAGTTCCGCTAAGGTCTGTATCATAATCTCTTTGTTTACTTTTTCCATGGTGTAATACCTTGATTGGTTTTTGATTTATTTGTTTATTTCTCATCCGGCCATACCCTCGGTGGAGGTCACGTTGCGCCCGTAGAAACTGGAGTTTTCGTTTGGCTCGGTTGATCCGGTGGTTTTTCTGACCATCCAGTATTATCATAAGCTCGTCACGGCTTAATTCGACAGTCCACACCGAATAGTCGGCAATTACTGCCCGCCCTTCCGTCCTTCTCCCCATTATCCGCTTGCTAATTATGTTTATAATCCTTACCTTTGCGAATAATGTAATGCTTCGTTCGACAATGCCTTATAAGAGAGAGGGACTATCCCCCCTCTCTTATTCTTTGAGGCAATCCAACGCGTCGGGATGGAGTTCTATGGTGCCTTCGTATGATACCCTAATGACACTACGGTAGTCCGTGTCTTCCGGCAGGATCGCAGTCTTGAAACTCGGATGATCCGCGATCAAAGTATTCAATGCTTCAACCGCACGGCGCACCTGTTCGCATTGCTGAAGTACACGTCCGCGCATTACTGCCACTTCGAGCGTACGCCGTTGGTGCTGGTCGGCCAGCCAGTCGGTAGACAATTTGACCTTATCCCCGCTTACGATAAATGCCTTAGGGTCGAGGGCATCAGCCTCACCGACACGCAGCGCATTTTTGATCGCCTGTTGTGAATTGTCGATGACGCTATTCATGTACTCATTTGCCCGCGCTGTGAGCTCCTCCCGTGTCGTTACGATCTTGATCTGCTTCGCGTCTTCGGCGGCAAGCCGTTTCGCCTGTGTTCGGATAGCCTTGCCGTCAGACAGCGCAATGTCCGCAATGCTTTCGGTGGATACGTCCAGGCGCGCCACTTTCAGTTGCTGGATTGCGGCCTCAAGTTGGGGAATAGCGGCTGCGTGGGCTTTAATATACTCTTCGTGCTTGTTTGTCTTTGCTTTCATATTCGATAATAGTTTAGTTTGCATTGGTTCAAAACCGGATATTCGGATTTATGGCCGAATCTTTGGGGACATAACCGGGATGCTCAGCGTCGGGAAGTGCCTGCGCCCACTCTTTCGCTAATGCCTTGTCCTCTTCTTCATACTCGGGGATGTACACACCCCGCTGCTTGTCTTGCTCTTGCATGGTTTAAGTTGTTTTTTTAATGTTTCACAATTACATTTGCCTGTGGCTTTCATAGGATGGTTACGATTTTGGGTTGGGCATAGGCGGCGTGGATCCGCCTATGTTTTTTTGCCTTTCCTGCCAGCCTCAATAGTCTACGCGCCAATCTTATGGCTTGGGCAGGGCTAAAACACAGCATTGCGCAATTGCCCTGTATGAAATCCGTGTCGTAATCGCTTGCGTCCGGGACGTACAGGATAATTTCGTCATCACCCCTGTGTGTGCCGTTGCTGTCTACAATCGTGGTCGTTACGCGGTCGAGCGTCAGTCCGATACCGTGTTGGTTGTCGATCTTGATCTGCTTCATGTTGTTTTATTAGTTAAAAAATAGTTGTTTCTTGGGTTACTTGCACCTGTCGGCCAGTCATGCACGGAACCTCCCCGCCTCGAAACCGTTGGCCATATAGAATGCGATTTTGTCGGCTGTGTACTTCTCACTGCCCCGGATGCAAAGGGCCGTGCCGAATCCGAATTCCGCTGTTTGCGGATAGCATTCATGCTTTCCTCCGTCTTTGCATACTCGCTTCGGCGCTTTGAACACTTCGTAATAGGTCAATCCATCGGAGGTGGTGCGCTTGTAACAGTACATTCCGTTGACCTTATTATGGGCGATTTTCTCAAACTTATCGCCCAACGTGGCAAATTCATCCGTCAGAGGATTGTATAATATTCGTTTTTTTCATGGTGTATTCTTTCAGATTTCTATTTTCCTTCATGTCGTGGACACTTGTCCCACGTGGGTATTTTCATGCGCTCAAATTGCGTATTGCGTCAAAACGGCTCGGCCTCCTCAGCTACATCCGTCGCGGGGCTGTCGTAGTCGGCTATCCGGGTCAGGCTCTCGTTATGTCGAAAACAAATGCACCCTGTCGCGCCCTCTCGGTTCTTGGTGATATGCATCAGCCCCACCCCCTCGGCCGGAATGATCCCGTATCGGCCCGCGTCTATCTCGGTTCGCCCGTACATCACCGGACGATCGAGGAACAGCACCATGTCGGCATCCTGCTCAATGGCTCCCGACTCCCTAAGGTCAGATAATAGCGGCGTTTTATCGGCTCTTTTTTCGATGTCGCGCGACAACTGCGATATCAGAATGACGGGCACGTCGAATTCCTTGGCCAGCAGTTTGGCCGAACGGCTGATGGCGGCAATCTCACGCTCGCGGGTCGTATTCGGGTTGCGGGTCGAGGTGTCGAGAAGTTGCAGGTAGTCGATAATGACCATACCGCACTTGCCCCGGCGGTGCATCGCCTTGCATTGCGAGCGTATAGCGCCCATCGTGATATTAGCCCGGTCGTTGAGGAAAACAGGCATAGACGAAAGGGTGGCGCCGGCCTTCTCTATCTTCGTCCACCCCGAACCGTCGACATTACCGGTGCGAAACGCTCCCGAATCTACACCCGAGCTGCCGACCAGCATACGCCCGGCCAGCTGACCGGCTGACATTTCCAGCGAGAATATGCACACCGAGACGCCAGACGCGGCCGCAGCACGGGCAAAATGCAACATCGTGGCGCTTTTACCCGTTCCCGGCCTGCCTGCCAATACCACGAGCTGCCCGCCTCTCCAGCCGCCGGTCAATGCGTCAAGCCGTTGCAACCCGGTAGGAATGCCGATACACTCGCCCGCTTGCCTGGCCTGCTGTCGTCGCTCCAGATCGTCGAGGGTAGCTCGCACGACATCCGACAACGGCGCAATGTCATCCGGCCGCGAGACCCGGTCTGCAATTGCGGTTATCGCTGATGTAGCCCAATCCACAACGCCGTCGGGATCCGACACAGCGCGTGCCGCGAGTTCGTAGCCGAAAAGGCATAAACGCCGCCGGGTTTCGGTGTCTGCGAGCTGCCGGGCATGATCCAGCATGTTAGCGCCTGAGCCTACTACGCTGGTCAGTTCCGAGAGGTAGCGCAACATATCCCGGCCTTTGAGTTCCGGCCGTTGTGAAAGCGTATAGAGGTCGATTTTATCGCCTCGCTCCAACATCGAGAGCATCTCGCCGTAGATCTTGCCATTATTTGGGTCAGAAAAGGCCGAAATTCCGATGATCTCCATCAAGTAGGGCAGCTGACCAGGCTCAAGAATCAAGGCACCTAAAACAGCTCTTTCGAGCTCGGGCGATTCCGGTAATCCCTCGACGGGCGCCGGGCGGTTATAAGAAGTTTGTTTTTCGCGTTTCATTGTTCGGGTGTTTTTGGGTTGTGGTGTTAAACTCGGATTTGCGGCGCATCCAATTTCGCGCGGCGGCTTTCCAGTCTTTTATCGGATTTTTACCGGTTCGCCAGCCGTTAGCCGTGAAATAGTCGTAAAAGCATTCCGCATCCGTATCGCCTCCTTTGATCGTAGAAAAATAATCTTTGACTATTTCGAGCGAGGGGACGACAAACGCCGTGCGTTTGGTAGTCCCTCGGCGCGGCTTGTCCGCGCTCGTCGTTACCGAAGTGTCGTTACCTTCTGCATTCGTAGGCTCCCCCTTACAATCCCCCTTACTATCTATATCTTTATCCTTATCTACATCCTTATCCTTATAAAGGTTAGGTTCTTGGTTAGGTTCTTGGTTAGGTTCTTGGTTAGGTTCTTGGTTAGGTTCTTGGTTAGGTCTTTGGTTAGGTTCGCCCGCCTTGCCACTTGGGTTATTTCGGCTTCCTTTGGGCGCTCCGCCTTTTCGGCCATTCTCCACACAGGCGTCGTATCGGTTATGTGCGTTATCAATTACGGGCTTGATCGCAATAAACAACGCCTTTGCAACTGCATTGCTATCCGCTCCAGGCGCAATGCCTTCAAAAGCATAGTCGAATATCGTTTCCGATACGACCTTATACAAATCCGGCGGTAATTCGCGCAAAGATTCACGGAATGAGCGGTAATAGACCATCGTGTCGCGGATCATCGTGTACCTCCTTTCCGGGCTTGCTTACGCTCCCATTTAACCCAATCCGCCTCAAGTTGAGGGTAGCAATAATCATAGAAAATACGGGATAGATCAGGCGGCAAGTCGGGGGCGATACGGTCAAGGCCATACATTACAACCGCATCCATAAATAACCGATAGTCAACGGGTGCAAGCCCTTCCATCGCACCCCGAAAAGAGCGATAAAAAATAAAACTTTTACGCTTCATGGTCGGCCTCCTTCCGGATAAAATACCGCTTGAATTTACTGCCGTGCTCGCTGGGCACCCATTCATCGAGGATGTCGATGCCTTTGGCCCTCAAATCGCGTATGCAACTCCGAGGATCGGATAATCGTAGGGCGACGGAAATGTCTGCGGCAGAATATTTTTTGCCTGATTGGAGTAAATTATAGACGCGCTGCTGATGGAACGCTAAAGTTTTTTGCGTATCTTTGCTGGTGTCCACACCAGGGGTTGCCGCTGCGTGCTCGCTTCGAGCGCCGGCGGCGATCTTCATTTCATACATAGCCCTGGTGTTATTTACGGTTGGCACTTTCGGCAATACGCAATGTAGCAGCAGTTCGCTTGTCCTCCGGACGAACGGTGCGTGAATCAACCCACGCCAAAAGCGCCTTTTTCGAGAACACTATGCGGCGTCCGACCTTCTTGTACGGGATCGTATTTTTGTATACGTGATTGTAGAGCGTTGCCCGAGTAGTGGGGACGCTCTGTTCGGTCAGGAACCGGGCGGCGTCCTCAATATTCATTCCGTCTGATTCGACGGGCTCATTTTTGCGCCGGAAGTCGGCGAGTTTGGGAAGAATCGCGTTTACTGCATCGCTGATAATGGATTGCAGTTGCGCGGGAGTTGTTACGATTACGGTGTTAGCCATAGCATCGTGAAGTTTTAAAAATTGAACACTTACCCGCGTCCGGGCGTTAGTGATCGATCACGATGCAAAGGAGCAAACAAAAAAGACGTCGGACTAAACGTCGGACGTCCTAAATTTTCATTTCACCCCTATTTTTTTTAGCCATTCTGCGGCGGCCTCTTTTGCAGTGGACTCGGGCTCTTTATAAGCTACCGTATCTTTGGGTTTGCACTCTATATTTCCGCCTGTAACCGCTTCAACAAAAGCAGCGAGGTTTGTTTTATCCATATGTGCTTGGAGGTTCAATTTATTAATCAACCCCCAAACTGCGGCGATTCTGTGGGTACGAGGAATGGTTTTACCTTGCTTCTTACGTGGATTGCCTCCTTCTGCATAAAAACAATCAAGCACAAAATACCTGTCTGGCATTTCCAATAACGCCTGCTTGATTTCATCGTCTATTAATAAGGTATCTATGAGGCCAAAATCAATGGCAAACATTTTTAATCCTGACATATACTCCTCTAATGCATCAAGCATGCATGAAAAATCCGCATATTCTTCGTGAGGATATATTTTTTTCAATACATCGAATGCCTTACGACCAAATTCCGCATTTGCAAATTCTACATATTGACACACCGGCGCAAAACGAATCGCTCGTGATAACAAGACATTCCTCCCCTTATCATCCAACGGCATCATAGCGGTTTCTATATCGTCTAATTTGTCGTCGAAAAATTCTATATATGGACATTCGCATTTCTTATATTCTGCGCATATAACGGAGCAAATATTATTTAGTGTTTGCACACATTCCGCCTCGTCCAAATAATCTATTTTATCGGAATCGGCATCTATTTCGCCATCTTCTAAATTTGTCTCCCCAATATCCCTAAGCAATCGCAAAACGCGGAATACGGCATCGCATATTTCCAATTTATACAAATTACTATATTTCATATGTTATTAAAATTTAGTTAATATTTCTGCATTCTTTACCCGCTCCTCCCGCTCAAAGCTGGCGAGGTAATTCTCCGTTGTTTTGAGGTCTTGATGACCGAGGCTTTCCGAGATATAGGCAATGTTAGCTCCCGCCCGCTTTAACACCGTGGCGAACGAATGCCGGGCCGTATAGGTTGAAATATTACCGATGCCGAGCTTTTCACCGACCTCCTTCATGCGCTTGTTGATCGCACGGGTCAGGTACTTGGTTTTATTCTTACGGGTTATCGCATCTTCTTTACCGGTCAAGATTGGGAAAATAAACGCGTCGGGGTATGGTGTTTGCCCCCAGCGGTCGATAATAGTCTGCATCGGAGGCGTCAATACCGCCTGTATATCCCGCAATGTTCGACTGGTGGATTCAGTCTTTTGCCGGACGAAACAAATTTCGCCGTTCACAATGTCCCTGTACCTCAACTTCACGAAGTCGGCAACATTAATCCCATTGCACAGGTAGAGAAATAGCCAATAATCGCGGTATTTGGCCGTCGCCTCGCTCCCATCGTCATAATTGGCTATTTGCCCTATTTGCTCCAAAGTAAGGGCCATTTTGCGCCCCGTACCGGCTTGTATTTCGTATCGTCCCCGGCCAAACGGGTATTGCGATTCTTTGAGCACTCCCAAGCGCTTTGCATCGTTGAGAACTGCGCGCAGCGTTCGCAGGTGGATCGCTATTGTAGTTTGCCGCTTCCCTTCTTTACGCATGAAATCGGCATACTTTCCCAACCACGCCACCGTGATAACATCGAACCGAATCCGCATCCCGGCAAACCGCTCCAACCCCTTCAATACATTGTCGTATATCAACATATTTCCTACACGTCCGGCCTTCTCCAATTCTGCTATTTTCGCCCGAAACATCGTATTAACCGTATCGGATGCTGCGCCTTTTAGTCGGTTATTGAGAGCGTCGAGCGAGAACCCGCCAGCCCCTGCCAACTCCTCAACAGCCGCCCGCACGATCTGGTAGCTGCTTTCGATGTCCTTACGGATCGCCACAAGTGCACGCACCTTTGTAGTCGGCAGTATTTCCCATTCCTCCGGCGATAAATCCTTTCCAGTCGGATAATAGTTCCGCACTCGATTGTAGGTAACACGGATTTTTACGGGGCACTTACCGGACTTTTTCGGGTGCGCGGTATCAAACATTGCGGCAACCGTTACGCCGTCTTTCGAATAGTTCATTTTGTGTATAAATTTTAATTTGCGGTACACAATTTACACACAAATATACGGATTTAATCGAAATAAGCAAAAACAGATTGAAATAAAATAGCTATATTTGCATCTGAGAAACAGACATTTACAAAACAAAATAAAAATCTGCAAAAATCTGCAAAAATCGCCGAATTACGCTTTGGGAGCAGGGGGTCGTGGGTTCGAATCCCGCTACCCCGACACAAGAAAAAAGCCTTTCAGACAGCTCTGGAAGGCTTTTTTGTGTTTGTCGCAAAGCATCCTATTTTGCCGGTTTTTGCTCGGTTAACACGTTTTTCGACTATTTGTGTAAACCGATGTGCAGCGGCGGGTATAGTGAACTGCGGAAACTGTCCGCCCCGCAGACCGTCCGCGACCATGTATCGCAGCCACCCGGCAGCAGCAGTTCGAAAGCACGGGGCTTGCAGGCGGGAGACGGAACGGGGAAACAGGGTGAGACAATGGAAGGGACGACGGAAAGGACGATTGGAAAGGTACCGAAAGGGATGATGGAAGGGGCAACAGAGAAAGGCAACGGGGATAGGCAACAGAAGGGGTACTGCAAGCGCTGA